GTGCCCGTGTTGGACACGGCCAGCCGTTCCGCGGCCGCCAGCTCGTCACCGCTCACCTCGGGCACGACCGACGTGTCGGCCACGGCCACGTCGGGTTTCGCGACGGCCGCCACCGTAGGCGGATTCGACTCCGCGGCCACGGCGGGTGCGGTGGTCGTGGTGTCGGCGACCTGTTTGGAGGTGTTGGACGCGGCGACCAGGCCGAACGCCCCGGTCAACGTCACCCACCCCGCCGTCGCCGCACCATACCAGGCCGGTGCGCTCACATCGAGATAGCCCAGCACCGATAGGTACACCGCCGAAGCGACACCCACCAGCACCACCACCACGTAGATCGCCTGACGAGCCCACGCGGGCAGCAGATTGAACACCTCCTGAGGCGTATCGACCACATCGTTCGCATTCGAATTAGACATTAGATCTCCTTAAATTGGGGCATAAGAAAAGCCCCCGGCGGACACCGGAGGCTGTGATTGGTGAAGTGAATGGTTTACTGCTGGCCGAATCTGGGGAAGTCGGCGCGCATGGAGTCGGGCAGGCTGGGTTTGGGGTGGGTCCTCACATAGGCGAGCCCCTCCTCCTGACACAACCCGTCCATCCAGTGATACAAACCACGGATGTACCTCGTGCGCTCCAGATCCTTGTCCTCATAGGCGTGCAGGGTACGGCGCAGCACATCGTTCTCGTCGAACAGTTTGGCCAGTTTCTTGTCCTGCGCGTCGATCTCGGCCTGCATGTTCGACTGGGCGGCGGTCAGTTCCGTGTACGCATGAGACAATCGATCCCGTCGTGTCAGGAACACGGTCAGGATGCTCGCCACCGCCCCACTGGACAGCAATGCGACCACGATGGTCGTCATATCCAGCATTTCAAGATGAAACATGATTGCACTCCTGACAAGGTATTCGCGATGATGAATCCCTCACTGCCATACCGCCAGCCAGTGGAATTTGACGGGGTTGTTAGCCAGCGAACCTGCACTCTGCGTGTTGCGGCTGAACACCGTAAACCGTGTAGGGAAGACCTGCCCTAGACTCAGGTCCGAGTATTGGCTGGTCACACCGCCGACAGCGGGACCATTGGTGATCAGCACGGATGTCGGAGCGACATCCATCGCGGTGGGGAACGTCACGCTCACGTAACCGTTAGAATCCGTGGCGCTATCGACGGCACCAGCCTGCATGTACACGGGGCGTGCGCGTTTCCACGCACCGGACGCCTTGAAATACTCGCTGCCGTCGAGCAGTCGTGCATGGTATCCGTCCGGGGCGTTCCATGCGGCCAGATCGTCCGAGTTGCGGAATTGCAGCAGTCCGCCTGCCGACGAGGTGTATGGGTAGCGTTGTGTGATGGTGACGCCGCCGGAACTGGTCGAGGTGGCTGTGCTGGGGATGGTGACGTCCGCCAGGCGCATCGCCCCCACGGGTATCGTGGGCGCTGTCGGGCTGGTCGACGGCGTGCCCGTGACCTTGCCGAATACGGGGCCGTCTGCACTGTCCGAGATTGGGCTGGCGGTCTCCATCTGTTTGACGTAGATGGCGTCGATTCTGCTGTTTGCCGTGGGTGCGGCATCGAGTTTGACCTGTACCACGCCGTCGTTGTACAGCTTGACCGGCCCCTGCCGGTCGAGGGTCGCGGCGAACGCGGCCACGTCGACCTGCATGTCGCTACGGGCGGTGACCAATCCGCTCAGGCTCTTGCCGGTGACGGCGACACCGGTCTTGATATTGCCATCCCTGTCCAACGCGGTGTCCACCCGCAACGCGGCCCGAATATCGAACTGGTCCGCTGCGTTGCTGACGGCGGGCCATCCATCCCTGAGACTCATGATTGCTCCTTCTGTTCCAATGCCGCGATGCGGCGTTCCATGTCCTCGCACCTGTGGTGCGCGAGTCCCGCCAGGTGCATGGCGGCGACCGACAGCATCGTGTAGTCGATGCCCACGGGTTCGGCCGTCGTGTCGTCGTACACCACGAAGATGCCAAGACCGGCGTCATCGAGTTCCTCGGCGATCATGCCGATCCTGGGGAGCGCGGAGTCGCTGTTCTCGTTGACGTCCTGGATGTACCGGTACCCCACCCAGTCCACGGACAGGAGCTGTTCCAGACTGATGTCGGGCACATGGAAGTCGGTCTTGACCTTCCGGCTCGACTGGCTGGTGCCCAGCGTGCCGTCCGACAGCACCCATGCAGCCCTGTAGGGGCCGGACGCGAACAGGTTGTTGTACCCGTTGGTCGTGCCCGTCCCCCCGTGGGCCGGGTCGAGCACGCCGATGGTGGCCTGTTTGCCCGACAACCCGGTATCCGCGTACCCTTGCGCCGCGGCGAGGGTGGCCTGGTCCTTCGAGTCGATCTGCGCGGTGGTGTACGACCTCGCCTGTATCGCGGCGTCGACCCTGCTGTCGAGATTGTCGACCAGTTCCAGCATGCGTTCCACCGTGCGGCTGAACTGCGAATCGGTGGGCGTGCGCAGGTTCCTGATATCCGCCCTGATCCTGTCCAACTGCGCCTGGAATCCCTTCATGTCGGACGCATACACCTGTGGGTCAGCCATACACCGCTCCCGTCTTGACCGTGATCTTGTCGTCGCTGCTGCTGCCCGCCAGGGTCATGATCCTCAGGTCATGCCAACCGTCCGGGATGAACGGGTCATGCTTCGTGCGGATGCTGCACGGATACCCGGCATCCCAGTCCGAGCCCAGTGTCGCGTCGCGTCGGACATCGAACGACCAGGACTGGCGTGGCTGGGTGCTGGTGCGGATCGTCTCGTTCGCATGCCTGATCGCGGTCGCAGCGTCCACGACCGTGGTCGACAGGCTCTCCACCCGCTCCAGCATGGGATACCCCTTGGCAGCCATACTGGCGTCCGCCGCCCGTTCGATGATCGCGGTGTCCGAACTCGCGCCGCCCGTCTCCCATACCTGGCTTGCCATGTCGGAACCGTCAACCTCGACCTTGAGTCCGGTGATCGGGCTTTTCGGCACGCTCATATCCCAACGTTTCACACTGTCCGATGTCAACCGCGGGTGGCCGCACGACATCAGCCACTCGTATCCCAGACCGTCCGCGGTACGCCTCGGCTGGAATCGGATATCAACCCCCTGCTGCACGCCGGTAATATCGGACATCAGGTCACCGATGAGCTTCGTCTCCGCACCCTTGATGTTGCGTTGGAACACTCCGGGCACGTCATCGCCATACGCTATCGGTATCCGCGACGCCTCGGGCATCCACGCATTGGCCTGCATGACCCACCGTTTCACGATGTTCTCATAGCTCGTGTTCACGATGTTCGTGTCGAACGCGGTGTTCGCGCTGCCGTCAGCGTTGGTGAGCCTGTCCGACGCCTGCATCACCGGCAACAGGACACGATGATCGAAATACGACCACAGGCCCTTGCCCGTGATCTGCACCGTCCCCTCATCCCTGTCGTATGCCACATTCCAGATGGGGCCTCCCACGCACAGGTTGCCGTCCTCGATGATCAGGCACGATTTGGCGACACTCGCCGCGTTCGCCAACCCCAGCCTGCGGATACGCCGGTCGTTGACATCCACCGTGCAGGACACGTCCTCGGCACCGTTGAACTCGCTCGTCCACGACGCCTGCAGGAACGGCACATCAAGAATCCTGCGCCCGGTAGGGAAATCACATATACGCACCCTCATAACAACCCCATTTCCTAGAAATACGCCGGAGAACCCGACAACACCAGCAACGGCGAACCCTGCACGCCACCAAGCGACGTGAACTGCACCGTGCACGTCTCCCCCGGGCCGACCTGCCACCAATCGTCATCGGTGAGATACCCGGAAACCGGGCTCACACCATTGAGCAACGCACTGCCATCAGAGGAATCCAACAACACGTAATCATCCGACGCGACCGGGCGACGGAACGTCAACACATCCCCCGTCTCCACACACCGCAAGGAAAACCCGTCAGGCAAACCACCCGAAACCCTGAACCGGACAGATGCCGGAGCCGTGCCCTCATTCGTGAAACGAGCCCGCCCATCAATACCAGCAGCACCGAAACCCACAGGGAAACCAACAGGGAACGCCACACCACCACCAGGAGCAGGCAACCCCGTCGAAACACTCGACTCCACCCCATACGCCAACGGGTCAGGAGCCAACAAATCAATAGTGATACCCTGTAACCGCTTCATTCCTCTATGAGAGGGGACATCAATCTTTCGAATACTGACTAATCTTGTTGTCAGGTAGTTTCCATCATCAAAAGTGCAAGTGATGAGCTCTGTTGAACTGGCTAACCCTGTCAAAGCAATGATTGCCTCATCCAGGTCAGCAATGGAATCGCCCATATACGCCAAGGTCACTGTAAACGATGCAGATTGACGCCAATCAGTTCCAGTGTCGAAAGCCCCGTGAGACTGAGGCCGTTCATACACATCAGATTTCGACGAAGGCAAGCTCATCCAGTCGCTGATATCCTGCAACCCCCAGCCATGGCCAGTTCTCGTTACATAGGCACCCCCATCTGCGATTATTGCTCCTATGGTAAATGTTACTTTCATCGAGCGCCTCCAGAGGATTGCTTAGCTATCTCTCTTGCAAACTCATTAGCCAATAGTTTTGTATTCGTTTCAGGAATTTGGAACGTGTTGTAATAGGTGTTTGAAACCGGCTGCGACTGAATAATCTTCTCATTTTCGAGACGACCGGTGCGGTTCGCTCTGTCCAGGTTCTGCAACCCGATCTTCCTTGCCGCTGCAGCGCGGATGACGTATTCTCCATCCGAGAGCCATGTCATGATGGAATCGGAAGTTGAAGTCCCGGGGCCAGATACATACCCCGATGGCCCACCTGACGCCAAACGCTGCACAATTCCACCATTCGCACGATGCACCTCTCCCCCGTGTGACAAACCCCAGTAGGATGTCATCGTGCTGCCAATACTTCCGAAGAAGTTCTTGATGTTCGTCCAACCGCTACCGGCTTGTTCGGCGAAGAAGTTAGTCTTATGCTCTTCAGGCACGGACCTAATACTCCCGCTTGCCTCACTGGCCTTATTTTTCACATCAGAATTATCGGCGTTTAGTGACGCATTAGCTTTAGAACCATCAAAATGACGTAACGACGTCGTCGCTTCAGCTGTTTTCTTCTGTGCATCCGTATTGTCAGCGGTTAGCAGGGTCTGTACTTTTCCTGGCAGGCTGTTCATGTTCAGGTGCAGGTTGTTGATGTCCCCATTGGCCTGGTTGGTCAATGCGTTCATCACGGTGCTTTTCTGTGCTGGAGTCAATCCCAAGGTGTTGAGGTATGCTTCCACCTCGCCTTTG